GATGAAACTTTGCTATCCCAGGCACGGGTATCAAACCCGTTGGCATAATAGATACGTTCGTAGTCTTTTTCCATGGATGTTTTCATTTCTGGGGTGGCCCATACTCCAAAGTTTTCCATAGCCAAACACAGTGCTATAGTATGAGGCATGACAATACCGTTCCAATAAACGATGTATTCGTTTACTTTGGGCAGATATAATAGCACAGGTCTAGGATCTAGAAGGCTCCAAGATTGTTCAGAACGCATTTTGATAGTCCTCAGTTTCGGCACTAAATTGCCATTTGGCTACAGGATTGTTTTGGATAGCTTCTATAGTTCCTTCAACTGGTCGATAACCGTAGGTCCAATATTTGGTTAATCGTTTAAGTGCGTCTGGTTGTAGAGGCATTTTAAATCTAAGATTACGCTCTCGGATATCGCGAGCTGTAAACGGTCCTAGCTTCCATTCGTTGCCTGCTGTTCCAATTTCGCAGACTGTGATATCAAAGTTGTTGATGATTTCGTCTAGACTAGAAAAATATCGTTTAGTAATCACTTGGACAGTCCAGCGTTTATTATACTCTTCTTTTGACCAGTAGTCCAAAGTTACTGCGTTTTCGCTTTCAAATTTAGTAGAATATCGACCATAACTCTTGATGTTATCAATGATATCTGCGGCCTGTTTAGCATTAGCACAGAACACATCAATATCGTTTTCTCCCACAGGTTGACCTTGAAACCAACGCAGGCAAGCACCGCCAGCAATCCATGGTCCACGATTAATATCGGGCCAGATTAAATTAATTGGTTCATTGTCGTTTTTATGTATTGTAGGAAATTCTACTACATCAATTGCTTTTCCGTAGTTAGGGTGTGGTGGCGTAGCAACGGCTGAACCAAATATTTCATTAAAATCAAACACCGAACTCATTTTTTTCCTTTACCAATTGACACATTAAAATAAAATGATCATAGGCTTTACGAACACTTTCGTGCTTCATTAGTTTCTCTGCTTCTTCCTGCATGGCTTGGACGCCGGCCTCAGCATGATCCCTGGCACTACCATAGGTCAACGGACATAGTTCATCACCGAGCTCTTTGGCCAGCTTCTCCCAGGCCTTCTTCTGTCCGGGAGTAATTGGAGTTCGTTGAGGACGCATTTCGCTGGCCTTGCTAATAGCTTGACAGATAGCATCTTCCGCTACACGACCTGCGGCAATCATAGCCGCATAGTTAGGATCGATGTTGTACCGGCGACTTTGGCCGCCTGGGTATACCATCACAAGGTGTGTGCCCTTAGAGAAACTGTCCAAGTATTCACTGTCGTATTCACTCACAGGCACATACCGGCGACCACGTTTTTCGTAGTAGATTTTTTTCATCTTAATACAGTATTGGTTCGGTTGTAGATTCATCTCGAAGAGCTAACATTACTTCTTCTTGTTCGGTGTAGATCAAATTATTTTCTTCAAGAATAAGTCTACGAACACCACTGTCATATGTAAGCCAATCAGCAACAACATCATAGCTGCCGTGAGCTTCGCGAGGCATACAGTCTGTTACCCACCCACCTAGACACTTTAATGCTTCAATAGTATTACTAGGATGACTGCGGCTAACAGCACCATGGAAGTCATTAGCTAACACAGAGGTAAAGAAGCCGCCGGGGCTGTATCCGTAGACCAAATAATTGGCCATGGGATCAGCAAAGTCCCGAGGAACATCCCACTTTGAGAATGTTTCGTATAATCGATTTCGACTATAAACAGTGATATTCATACTTCTACAATCTTATTAATGTCCCAACCAGTTTGTTCTTTCCAGTTACTAGACTCATAACCTCTAGGATTACAAACCACTCTAGTTTCACCTATCATGTAATCAAACGCATGATGTGTATGTCCATGAGTCCACAGTTTGATCTGTGGGTGATCAAGTATAAACTCGCTAAGTTCGCTGTGATACGCACCGTTCATGATATGATCATGAGCGTACTCCGGAGCACAACTCTGGAAACTAGGTGTGTGGTGAGAAACTACCACAAACTTAGTATTAGGCATGCCTTCTAAACAGAACTTAAAGTATGCCAAAGTTTTCCTGTGCCGTTCGCAGGTATCAGCAGGTTTCAAAGGAATAAATCCCAGTTGATCATTACGGATACAACGGAAGTCGTTCATCATGTCTCGAACAGCATGGAGAGTAAGAGGATCGTATTTGTTCATGTCAGTCCAAAGTGTACCACCAATGAATCTTACATCACCAATATCTTTGGTATCATTTTCTAAGAAATGAACATTGGGGAATCTACTACATTCGTCACGCATCCACTGGACACTGGCATGCCACCGACCATGATAGAACTCATGATTGCCCATAACGACGATTACATCCTTAAATTGGAAAGAGCATCTACTAAGGAAATCACGATACCTAGCGGCCCGGCCTTTTTTAGTATCGGAAGCAGCTTCGTTTGGCAGGTAAGGGGTTGACAGTAGCGGCGATTCGTGGAGATCGTTGGCTACCATAATGTCACCTGATAAAATCAAGACATCAGCACCATTTTCGTTTTTAATGAAAATGTCTGCGAATTCTAGGTGGAGATCTGATACAATTTGAATTTTCATACTATTATTATATACTCAGTTAATAAGTTTGTCAAGCCCTACTAAATTACCATAAATACTAGATGGATAAAATAATAGCAACTTTAGTTATGGTTCAAATTACCATAGCATGTGTTACACTCTACTTACACAGATCACAAGCACACAGATCGGTACAGTTTCATCCGATAGTGGCACATTTTATGCGATTTTGGTTATGGATGACCACAGGCATGAACACTCGTGAGTGGGTCGCTGTACATCGAAAACATCACCAAGCAGCAGATACAGAACAAGACCCACATAGTCCTAAACAGCATGGCATATGGCGGGTATTGTTTGGCGGAGCATTTTTATATGTCAAAGCAAAACGTAATAAAATATTAATTAACGATCTAGGTCACGGTACACCTAATGATTGGATTGAAGAAAAAGTTTACACTCCCTACCCCCTCGCAGGGATTCTTTTGATGTTGGTCATAGACCTATTGCTCTTTGGCCCTACAGGGATGATTGTGTGGGGAGTCCAAATGATATGGATTCCATTTTGGGCAGCAGGTGTTATTAACGGTGCTGCTCATTGGTGGGGTTATCGCAACTACGATGTTAAAGACACTAGCCGCAATTTACTACCAATTGATTTTTGGATTGGTGGAGAAATGTTGCATAATAATCACCACGGCGATGGTGCTAGTGCCAAGTTCAGTAAAAAATGGTATGAATTTGATATTGGATGGTTTTATATAATCGTGTTAAAGTTTTTAAGGCTTGCAAAGATTAGAAACACGCCATCCGTTTAAACTAGATCCAACCCAGTCTTTCCAATCATCTTGTTTGCCTATAGCATAATAAGGCCAATAGTACATCTGTAGGAAAAACCAAATTTGTAAATCGAACACATTATCTAAAGCGTTCCACGAATTGTTCATACTATATTTAACCTAGATAATTATTTACATGTCAAGATTATACATTGTTGGAGATAGTTTTACAGCAGCAGAAAAGCAAGGTCGCGATCAAGAAAAGACCTGGTGGTTCCGTCTAGCACAAAAATTAGGCTGTAATGGATTCACTAATTTCTCTATGATTGGATCAGCACAAGAATATGCTTGGTATATGCTTCAGGTCCAATTAGATCAAATACAACCAGATGATTATCTATTGATTGTAGCTACTCATCCTGCTAGGCGATGGTGGACTGTTGAAGACCCTACATTAGGTAAGGTTGAGTTTTTAAAAGAAGCCTCACACATTGATCCTATCATAGCCAAGACTGCCGAAATGTGGGAACGATACATACAACGTCCGCAATTAGATAGCGTAGCAACTTTACAACGGATAGGTTGGTTATCTGCGATCGTAGATAAACGAAAGTGGCGTAAACCGTTATTGATTTTTGGATTTGATCAGATGATCCCCGGTTACGATGACTTTGATAACATAAAATTTTCCAAAGGTAGTCTTACAGAAAATGTAGCCACTCCCGAAATACCCGGCGGTCATACCAACAATGCTTATAACAGTCTTATACAAGGTATAGATCCTAGATACAATCACCTATGTCTAAGAAATCACGATGTGCTATTAGACAAGGTCTACAATACTTTTGCCAATGATCTAGAATTAGATCTTACTACAGAGTTTGAGTTGGGGATATTAACAGCAGACTCATTAGAGAATCGCAATTTTATAGCCAAAGAACTTGACTCTGTAAAAGTAGAGCAGCGAAAATCTACAATAAAAACAAGGAACATACTGTCCATGTTCCAGATGAGTAAATTTGGATAGAAAGAAAAGCCCGTTTAAAACGGGCTTTTTTAATTACAGCTCAGGATCTTCTGGGGGCACAGGCATTGGTTTGCCTAATGAACTCATCATTGGTTGAGCTGGCGGACTGAAAGAGCTTGCAGCTCCAAACGGTCCTGCTGCCGGTGTTGCTCCCGGTGTTGACATCGCTGGTTTGCTAAAACTTAAATTAGCACCGCCAAAGTTAGCTGAAGCACTGAATCCGCCAGATGTTGGTGGTGTGCTAGGGCTAGGTGATACTGTTGGGGCTTTGTTAGCAGCTTCTAATGCTTTAGCTCTAAGATCTTTGTCATTACCAGCTAACATAATACCTGACAGGGTTCCTGTTAAGAATGTAGCGATCGGTATGATCAACTCAAAGAATTTTTGATCAATTGGAGATATAGCGTTTAGTGGTTGTGTAACGAAAATAATCGAATACAACACCACAAAAACGATTCCTGTTAATGTTAGTGCTAGGCAAATTCCAATAAAGAATTTAAGTCTAGCCATTAATTGCTCTTCGGTATAGATAAAGTGTTCTCCTGTGTCCTTATCTTCTTTTTTAAATTTTGTTAGAATTTCCATCATTTGCATCCTTTATCTTGAGGTACTGAAACCATCGGTTTCGTTGTTGGAGAAACTTCTCCATCTTTTGGAGGTCCTAATCTAGGATCTCTGCCACCTTTGAAGATGTGTTCTGGGCAAGTTCGTGTAACATCGCAAGTAGGCAACTTACACATCTCTTTATCCCAGTTTTTAGGGTCTTGACATGGATAGCGAAAACTATCACCACCAAATATAGCTAGACCCAAAGGAAGTGCTAACAGAATAACCACCCATTTAAACAATTTTAAATCAGCATTCATATCGCTCCTTCGCTCCTAATAATTACTGCACGTTTATTTAACAAAAAAGCCCAAAATTTCTTCTGGGCTTTTTGTTTTGATAATATGCTACTATTATTTTGCTAATGGATTATCTAAAGCTCGTTGTATCTTCATATCTATTTCTTTACGGATAGTCCTTAGGTCTTGATCAGTTTCGCGAGACAACTGCTTACCGTCACGCTCTACTTGTTCAACAACTTTTTCAAGTCTGCGGATATCTTGTTTTAGATCGTTCTTGATATCTTGCGTATACTGAACAGACTTTTCACTATTCTGCATAGTGATTTCCATCTTCTTATTCAGTTCGCTGAGATCCGGAGCAACATATTCTGCGATACGTTTTTTCATACTCTGATAATCTTTATATACTTCAAAGGCACCGTATAATCCACCCAATGTAGATGACACAATAGTTGCAGCTACCATTAACTTAGCAGGAGTAAATTCGTACCCACCAATGCTGATAACAGTATCTTTACTGGCATACTTTTTTGCTGCTGCTTCAAGGTCGTCGACCTTTTTGTTTACGTCTTTAATTTCTTCTCCCATCTCCCTCCTCCTTAGTTAGACAATGGGTTGTCTAACGCTTTTTTAATTTTATCGTCAACTTCTCTTCTAATAGCACGTAGTTCGTTTTGTGTTTCTTTCTGGTTACGTGTCATTTCTTGATTGACTTCTTTAATAGTTTGATCACTATACCTTCTAACTTCTTTAAGAGTTCCGTCAACATCTTTTCTCAGCTCCTTGGTTGTAGTGTCTACTTCTCGTTTAATATCTTTAACAGTATTATCGGTGTCCCTAATAGCACTGCCGCTTTTTCTTTCAAGATTTTCAACTACACCTTCTACTCTTCTAATATCATTTTTAAGATCGTTTTTAATGTCTTGGGTGTATTCAACCATCTTGCCTGTGTTAGCATCTAAGACTTCCATCTTTTTATAAATCTCAGTTAAGTCTGGTGTGACATAATTTGCGATCTTGTCTTTCATATCCATGTAATCTTTATAAACTTCAAAAGAACCATAAAGGCCACCAAGAACAGATGATATGATACCGCCGGCGATCATCAATTTAGCAGGTGTAAAAGCATAACCGCCTATACTAATAACAGTATTATCGCTGAGATACTTTTCTTTAGCTGCTTCTAACTCGTCAACTTTTTTGTCTAGATCTTTTTCTTCGGACATTTTAATAACCCCTTTATTGTTGTCCACGATTCAGTTGATTGGCCAACTGTCTCATTTTAATAAGTTCTGACGCTGTTGGCCCAGAACTTTTTTGGCTTTCACTTTGTGTAACTGTTATATTTTTAGATTCTTTATAATACCAAACGTATATAGAAACTAAAAGTAATACTTCTAATAGATAAAATATCATAAAAGATTCAAACAACAGCGACATTTCCATTATTGCCCCCTATTATATTGTTGATCAATCATTTCAGTGTGGAGCCTATCTGACCCACTTAACAATCTGCGTGATGACGGTGTGTCTATGTTTCGTTGACCACGATAAATTTCAAATGGTCTGTAACCTACAGCGTCAGGCATTATAGCACGATTATAAACATCGAATCCCGGTGTAAATCCCATTGCCTGTAATACTACATTTTGTACAGCAATCTGTTGTTCCATCGATACAGAATCTCCCATTTTGCCTGCTAGTTGTTTTCCTTCCTCAACAGCTTTGGCTTTGGCGGCAGCTTCACGTTTTTCTTGTATCTCTTGTCTAGCAGTTTTAGGTCTGTCTTTATCACCACCGTCTGATGGGCCGGAAGATTTAGCCATAGGTCCTTGACCGCCTGATGATGTTTCAGCCTTTTGTTCGTCTTTTTTCTTTTCTTCTTTAGCAGCGGCAGCGGCCATAGGGGCTGCTGGACCAGCTGAAGGATTAGATCCCTGTGACGGGGGAGCTGGAGCCGGAGCTAGTTTTACCGCTGCGGTTGTGTCGCTAGGTGAAGCAGATGTTGATTGTCTATCTACCACACTGTCTACATTACTATCGCCAGTTTTAGAAACTGTAGCTTCTACTTTACCTGAAGAACTAACAGATAAAGATGGTTCTGATGTGGAAGATGTTGAAAATCCACCACCTCCAGTTGATGTAGATTTAGTTGTGCTATATCCTGGGCACATAGTATTACTCTGTGGATTAGATCCGCAGGAAGCAAGAGTAGTGGTATAGTTAGGGCAATAAGAATAAGTCAATTGGTTATTAGAACATGTATTGGAAGCTGTAGTATATCCTGAGCACAGAGTATTGCTTAATGGATTTACAGAACATTGTGTTGTTGCTGTTTGATATCCAGAACAGCTTGTTGAGTATAAAGGATTAGCTGTACATTGTTGATTTAGATAAGCAGTTTCATATCCTGGGCATTGTGTAGCATATAAAGGATTAGCTGTACATTGTTGATTTAGATAAGCAGCAGCATACCCAGGACAAGCAGGATTATATAATTGATTTGCTGTACATTGTTGTGTAAAAAACGCTTGAGCATATCCAGGACAACTTGAGTCATATAAAGGATTAGCTGTACATTGCTGTGTAAAATAAGCAGCAGCATATCCAGGGCATGAAGGAGAATACAAAGGATTTGATATGCAAACATCAGGAGTATATACCGCATTACTGTACATGTTTGTTATACTAGCATTACCGCTAGTCCATGGGGCCATGGCAAACCCGCCCAACGTTGACATTGGCAAAGAGGAACCAAATCTAAATTGTTTGCTAAATGTTCCAGAAGTTCCATTGTCACCACCATTATGTGTGTTGGATTCACTGAAGATTGTAGCATTATTACTATCTGTGATAACTGTTGAAACACCGGCATCGGAATAGTTAAAACCTGTTAAGCAAAGACCAAATAAATCCCACACAGCACATTGTCTTCCAGCAACATTATAATTGTAACCGTAATCAAACCCATGAATAGTAGCACCTGCTCCTGCTAAGGCCAATGCTTGATTGATAGCATATGCCTGTACACCAGTTGTACCAGACAGTAGATTACCGCTGGTTATTACTGTGTTAAATCCGGGACATGATGGAGAATATGCTGGATTAGCGGCACAGGGATCAACACCATAATTAGCAGTCAAACTGATATTACTTACTCTTGGTCCATAATATCCTGCCCAGAATCCATTATCTACTGATTGAAAATTTAATTGTATCCCATAAAGACTAGCCAATGGATAGTGTTGTGAAAAATTCTCCGTACCCGAGTACGTTTGATTTGTCACAGCATTGTTATAAGAATAATTAAATCCTTCTAGATAATTTCCAGAAGAACTATAAAGCCCAACACTGGCATTAAGAGGATCAACGCCATTTTGAGTTGCAGTAGTAATAGTCCACGAATAATTAAATCCACGAACATTTATACCTGTTCCTGACAGTGCTTGATTTAACGCAACTAGTTGGGCAACATTATAGTTGCCATAAGAAAAGTTTATTGAGTTATTACTTGTATCATAAAGTGGTTGCGGCCCACCAGTACAACAATCTCCTGGATGGACTCCGTAGGTTACACCTGCCCAATGATTTGGTTGAATTAAATTAGGTGTAGTTTGAACAGTCTGTGCGGCAGCTATCGACCCGACGATCGACATGACTACTGCCGCTGCAAACTTTATTAGTTGTTTCATTTACCACAGACTCTCGCTCTTACAACAGGATCATCACCAGTATAAGCATCACACTTCCCCACGTTGTTACTTTTGGATACCTCCTTACCAGCCGCATCTTTGGGCTGAGAATCTTTAGGTGGTTCCCTTAAATCTACTGTAGGTGCTTTGGTAGCATAATAACCAACATTTTCTTTCTTTTGGTTATCAATGACACCACGTGCTTGCCATTCTGATTTTGCTTGCTCGCCGATCTTACCATCAATAGGACAAGGTGTTCCAGCAGCCAACATAGCTGCGAACACTCGTTCATCTTGACATAAAGAAGCTACAGCAGCTACCTTCATGCCCATGTCATATAAGTTCTTTGAAAGTTTGATTCTTTCGCAATTCATATCTCTCATCGTACCACCCATGGAGATACCAAGAATCTGCGTTTGGACTGCTCCACTCGCTGCTACGGCACATACATCATTATTAATGGTAGTAATTGCTGGTGCTACTGCTGTAGGTGGTGGAGATTTTATTGTTGTTGTAGAATTTGAATCTACGGTACTTCTTGATGTAGAATCAGTTACGATAGGATCTGCTGCTGATACTGATCCAACCATCGCAAATAACGCCACGGTTATTAATACTTTTTTCATTTTATTCGCTCCCGGTAACCCGTAATATTATTTACTAACTAACATAGAAAAATTAACCAGGTAGTTAATAAGTTACGGTAAATAACATACTATGAGATTTTTTGAATTTAACCAATCATTACAAGAAGGTGGAGCATCGGGCGGTAGGCGTTATAACAGTGAAATTGCTGTTTTATGTGCTTTAGCAGATGTTGACATCTCTTCGTTTGATCCATCCAATCCTGAACAGACTATACCCGAATCGGTATTGGCTAATCCTAAGGCAGCATACAACGATATTAAAAAACTATTAGTTCCTAACTATGATCAAGCACTGTTCCAAGGCTGGTATAATAAGACTAATGGATATAAAGATATCATCAATAGCAAATTAGCTGAGAAAGAAACTCAATTAGGTCAGTTTTCATGGGCAGGCGGTAAAAACAAAGCCGATAATGCTGCTGACGTAGGATTTGAAGGTTCTAAGGTTGCTGGTATGAGTATCAAGGCCGAAGGCGGCATTACGTTAGCTAATTTAACACCTAAGGCACTGGGATTAACTCCTGAAAAAGGCAATGATATTTTTTATCAATATGCCCAGCAAGAATTCAAAGATATGAAGACTAATATCTTTAACGATGTTTTGGAACAGGCCAAAGCACAACCGGGACAAGTTATAGCACCGCTTACAGACAAATATACTATTGTCTATGACGATACAACAGACAAATATACCTGTACAGGCAAAAAAACATTAACTGCCGATGCTCAGACTATTTTAAATTCTGTTGCTAAAAATAGTCCATGGCAACGAGTATTTGGTGATTGGTTCCAAGCTAATTGGAAACAAAAGAAATCTTACGCAACACCGTTGTTCACTAAGATTGCTAGAGAATTTGAAGTTACTATCGAACAACACTTACAAAAAAGTGCTAGCTTGGTTAACATGTTAAGGTTTGCAGATAAACCATATTTTTATCTCAGCACTTCTGGATTATATTTTGTACCTACAATTAACGAAGTTCAAGATCTTCAGCTACAGGGTTTGAAATATGGAGAGCCCGACGGAACTAGTCAATTATTTGTAGCTCAGTTAGGAAGACCAGACAGTCAGGGATTCGCTGAACTAGATATCTATGTGAGATATGCCAACGGCATGTTTGAGTCAAATCCTACAGTACGTGTACAAACACTAAGAAATCCTCAATATATCAGCTGGGAAAAATTAGCGTAATTCGGGGAATAAACAGTCTTGTATAAAGACTTTGACATCCTCTTCATCTAGACCAAGACTGGTCATTACTCTAGGCGTGTGTGGATTTTGTTTTTGATTTTGAGCATAAAAATTTTGTTCAAAAGTAGTATCAGCTGTCATGTTATTAGTTTCACCCACAGTTTCTAAGTAATGGTTTATCATAACATGTGCTAGATTAGAAATTTGACTTAGTTCATCTTCTGCTTGTACATTGCCCGCAGCTACCATATGTGGACTAAAAATACGTTGTGCCCAGTCTGGTAGTTCACGCTTACGTATCCACTCATATCTAGACACTTCTTCAGCAAAGTATTCTATCATCGGATGTTCACGATCTGTAGTAGGACTATAGTCTAAGAAACACCCTGTAATTTTGTTCTTACCTGCGATTACATCAAATCCAAATATGGGTGCCGGGTTATGGATATGAGGAAATACACAACAGTGCATCATCCAGAGGCCCTTTGTGGATCGGGCATCGACTACATCGATATGAGCTCTACGATAATTGCCACTAGTCCATACCCTGTTTACCCAACCCGGCTGATTGAATCTACTCATACCCGGCTCTTGAGTTTCAATTCCGGTTTCTTCGAATTGTTTTTCTAGCTGATGTTGGATTTCAATCAGCGTGTTCCAAACTAGACTCATTAAGTTCCTTCATAATAGCAATAGCATGATCAAATGCGATATTAGCTTCATCGCCTAGGTCATCCGTGAGTTTGGCTCGTATCTTACCTATTAATTCTTCTTTATTTCTAAATTGATAAAACTTACCGCTGCCAGGCACTTTTTTAGCAATCATCTGACCGCCATATAGATCGCCCATATGTCGTACATATAGATGAGCCATTAGTAAGTGGTGTTTGGTTTCATCTTCTGCGAGGGTAGCAAGGTATTCGGAATAGGCACTAGTAGCTTCTAGTATCTTTATACCAGTTAGGGGAATGTCTAGTTCTTTTAGATCTTCAAAAATATATAAAGCACGACCTAGTCCGGGTAAATCTTTTAGTAGTTCTGCTTTTACACAATAATATTCTAATTTGCCGTAGACTTCTAACATCTGGGCTAGATAGAGCCCGTACATTTCTTTGCTGATTTTTCCGCTCAACAAAAGTTTAGCAAATTCTGTGCGTTCTGCGTCCTGGTGCTTTTCTTTAGTAAGTTCTTTAAGACTCATTTAGTACTCCTGAAATATATACGCAGATATTTATTGATCTGCGTATACCAGGAAAAATTATTCTTCCTCTACGCGAATCTGTAAAGGAAAACCGTGCTCTTGAGCTAGCCGACTTGATTCAACACCTTTGTTTTCTGCTATTTCGTATGTATAGACACCTACTACAGCAGCACCAGTTTCGTGTATCTCTAATGTGATGTCTCTTGATCTAGCTTCATCGTGTTTGAACACACCCATCAACAATTCTATAACAAATTCCATAGGAGTATGGTCATCGTTTAAGAACACCACTTTCCACATTTTTGGTGGTTGAAGTTCTATTTTAATTTTGTCTTCTATTTGGATATCTGTATCAGCCATTTTATTGCTCCGTTTAGGGGGAGTTTCCTCCCCCGGATTACATACTATTACTTAACCTCAACCACTTCAATCTGGCGTGGTAATAGAGCCTCTGGAACTTTGCGTTCGATCTGGATTGATAGTAGACCGTTTTTAATTTCAGCCTTAATTACTTCCATATGTTCCGCAAGTGTAAATCTACGCTCGAAATCTCGGAAACCAAGTCCACGATGTAGATATTCTGGAGCATGAGATTCTGCTACTGTTTTTTGTCCACGGATTGTTAGTTGTCCACCTTCAATTTCTACGTTGACTTCGTTTTTTTCAAAACCGGCTACAGCAATAACAATATCATAGAGATTTTCTGAAACTTTCTCAATATTGTATGGCGGATAGTTATTGGTTAATTGATTAGCGAATCGTGTTTCAAAAGTATCAAACAACTGATCAAACCCAATTAGAGCTCTGTTAAGAGCATTAGTATCAAAACGTGTTAAATTACCATTCATTTTATTTTCTCCTTTTTAAGCAAGAATGATTTAGGGCCTCACCTGAGCACCCTTGAGTTTAAGTAGTTTGCTTAAACTCCGCATCGACCACATCGTCTTTGCTGTCCTCGGTATTTTGAGATTGCTTAGACTCTGCGATCTTTTGACTGGCAGCAATTAAGTCGCTGGTCTTTTGAGTGATAGCGTCTTTGTCTGTGCCAGTCAATTCTTTCTGAAGTTCAGCAATAGCGTCCTCAACTGCTTTCTTATCTGATTCTGCTAGAGTAACTTCTTTCATGTCATTTTCAACAGTATTAATTAATGCTTCGGCATTATTCTTGGCATCAATTAATTCACGTGCTTTTTTATCAGCTTCAGCATTGGCTTCAGCATCTTGGATCATCTGATCAATTTGATCCTTGCTTAGACCAGAATCTGATTTGATAGTGATCTTATTTTCTTTACCTGTGCCTTTATCCTTAGCCGATATATTCATAATGCCGTTAGCATCAATATCAAAGGCTACTTCAATTTGGGGTGTACCTCTGCGAGCAGGAGCAATGCCTTCTAGGTTAAATTCACCTAGCAATTTATTATATTGGAATAGCTCACGTTCGCCTTGTCCAACTTTGATAGTAACAGCAGGTTGGTTATCTTCAGCAGTTGAAAACACCTGTGATGCTTTAGTCGGAATCGTTGTGTTCTTTTGTACAAGTTTAGTAAACACTCCGCCCATAGTTTCAATACCTAGGCTTAACGGAGTAACATCTAACAACAACACATCGTTGCGATCACCTGCTAGAACAGCACCTTGGATAGCCGCACCAACTGCTACTGCTTCGTCTGGATTAACATCACGTCTTGGTGCTTTGCCGAACAACTTTTCAACTTCTTCTTGTACCTTAGGCATACGTGTTTGACCACCAACTAAGATAACTTCGTCGATGTCTGAAGCACTTACGCCGGCATCTTTCATAGCCACTCGACAAGGTGCCAATGAACGATTGATAAGATCTTCTACTAGACTTTCTAGTTTAGCACGAGTGAGTTTAACGATTAGATGTTTAGGACCCGAAGCATCGGCGGTGATATATGGCAAGTTGACTTCTGTTTGTGAACTATTGGACAACTCAATTTTGGCTTTTTCAGCTGCGTCTTTTAGACGTTGTAGAGCCAGCATGTCCTTAGTCAAATCAAAGCCTTGTTCTTTCTTAAACTCATCAACCAAATAATCCATAATGCGTTGGTCAAAGTCTTCACCACCTAAGAATGTATCACCATTGGTACTTAGAACTTCAATTTGCTTGTCGCCGTCTACATTCGCGATCTCAATGATCGATACATCGAAAGTACCGCCACCAAGATCGTAAACAGCAATTTTCCTGTCAGCTTTATCAGCTTTATCAACGCCATAAGCAAGAGCTGCCGCAGTAGGCTCGTTAATAATACGCAGTACTTCCAAGCCTGCGATTTTTCCAGCATCCTTAGTTGCCTGTCTTTGGCTGTCGTTAAAGTACGCAGGAACTGTGATAACGGCTTGTGTAACTTCATGACCTAGATAGTCCTCCGCTGTTTTTTTCATTTTACGCAGAACTTCAGCACTGACCTGTGGTGGGGCAAGTTCTTTGTCTTGTGCCTTAATCCAAGCATCGCCATTGCTGGCTTCCATGATTTCGTATGGCATCAAGTCGATGTCTTTTTGTACTTCTTTTTCTTTAAATTTACGACCAATTAAACGCTTTGAAGCATAAATGGTGTTTTTTGGATTAGTTACTGCTTGGCGTTTTGCCGAAGCACCAACTAGTACTTCATTTTCAGTATAGGCAACAATACTAGGTGTAGTACGGGCACCTTCTGAATTTTCAATAACTTTGGAATTTCCTGACTCGATGATAGCCACGCATGAATTGGTGGTTCCGAGGTCAATACCGATGACTTTGCTCATAATGTTATCTCCTTTAATTAAGCAAGATTTAATTTTGGGCTACTGCCCGTTTGTAGAACCCGAAGCGTCCTACAAAATTATTTATCTTTGATTTGCTAGCGGTCTAATTAAAACACCATCTATGCTACTAGATGATCTTAATTTTTTGTATACATTTTGGACACCTACTGCTTGATTCCAAGCATCTTCTAAAGCATGATGTTTTAGTACGGGCGGACGCTTAGGGTCAACTCCAATGTCAAACAGTGTGCGGGTATCGCGAACTTCCCAAAATTGCCATGGAATTGCCTTGCCAATTTTACGGAATAAATGCTCGCAAATGATAATGTCAAAGCCAGCACCGTGACTCCATACACGCTTTGCTCCCCAACAGAATTTGTACAGTTGATTCATAGCATCTATAATATCAATTCTGTTGTCGGGACTAAATGCTTCTTCTTGTGCTTCTTTGCTTTGACTTGCCCACCAATCAAGTGTAGATTGTGATACAGTACAATCTAACTTATCACAACTGTCAATGTCAACTTTAACATAGAATTTTTCCATATTAGGTTCAGCTATTTCTTCCCCAAACGGATCAAATTTCACTGCTCCGATAGTTAAAATAGTAGCCGTTGGTAAAATATCCAACGTCTCTAAGTCTATCATAATATCTGTTTTCATTAATCTCTTTCTATGTATAATATATTACTATTATAACATCTGGGATTTAAAATGTCAATACAGTTTTGGTGGTAACTGTTGATCTTTAAGTCTTTTTTTCCAACGTGCTTTGGCAGCAGACTTTTTGCGTTTGCGTTCTGTAGTAGGTTTTTCGTAGAACTCTTTAGCCCTCAAAGTTTCTAGCAGTTTAGAATCGCTTATTTTATTCTTAAATTTTTTGAGAGCACGTTCAATGTGTTCTCCTTCTTTAACATAAACTGTAACACCTTTACAGATTCGGTTATCGTATTGATTTTTCATAGGTTGTTATTGTGTTCTCCAAAAGTTGATAACATTGATCTACATCTAAAATACTGTTGTTATTAATTATGCCTAGGTCACGCAGGTGGCCAAAATAATAACTATTTAATTGGGCACTAAAATAGCCAACTAATTCTCCTGGTAGGTTTTCTACATCAAAAATAATTAAATGACTTTTATTCTTTTTATCCATCAGCCATGAAATATCGTTACCTGCTGCCCACATGTATAAAACGGTATTAGGTATGGAAGGCAGTTGTGTTAGGGCTGTTGATATTAGATTAGTTTTATCATGAGATATTCCCACTAATAATATTCTAAGTCCGTCTATGTTTATATCATCAGGGGGAGTTACTAGCAGTAATTTATTACCTATCATATTTTCTTGAGTATTTCGGTTATGGTTTCAAGATCTAATGTTTCTAAGTCTTCTGGATTTATCAATCTTGATCTTAACTGGATGATAAGATTAATGATACGTTGATATTCAGCATCCTCAACTTCTGGAAATTCATAAGTGTCGATAATTTCGTTGGAAAGGTATGTGTAAAGTTCGTTGATAAGATCAAATCGATGATCTTCGTGTTTGACGTTTTTAAAACTTTTCCAAATAGTAGATTCATTCTGTTCAGAATTTTGTCTGTATCCTACTTGAGTGGTTTCTGTATCTGTGTTGAGCCCATCTTCTCTAGATAGGTCATATCCTTTTTTTTTAGATCGCTGAGTTTTAGAGATTCGCTTGGCTCTATAACCTCTGTGAGATCAGGTTTAAATCTTTCTTCTTGTTGGACTATAGCATTGTAACTATCTGCTATAATTTCTGGAGAAAGAGAATCTGTAACATAATAAGGCTCTTTCATCCACGGTAATTCTGTAATAGTCCCGTGATCAAACATTCGTCTTTGACGCTTTAGACTATCATGTGGATGTTCGGCCTTCCAAGCGGTCATCGCTTCTTTTTCTAAGCGATCAGCACCGTCGATCATTTCTTCGTCTTCTTTGTCTTGTTCTTCCTGAGCGGCACGTTCTGCTTCTTCGATCATCTTGTTCCAATCTTCTAGAGCAGATTTTTCTTCGTCTTTGGTCTCTTCTTTAGACGAGCCTAATGTAAACCCTTTAACTGAGTTTAAAATATTTGATAATCTTAATTTTGTTTCATTAGGTTGATCATCTGAAACTTCATTGGCCAGGATCGCCGCATCTGGGTCTGGGTTTCTTAATGGAAACGGCCAGAACTTGCTGGCTAAGTGTGTGTCAGAGGGTTCATTTATTGTTTCATCTTTTGCTTCATCGGGCTCTGGCTTCTTGATTCCCCTAACCCATTGGTAGGTCATTTGACTACCTAACAACAATAAAACTGCTAATGGATCAAATACAAACACAATAATCATAATCACCCAAGTGACTGCTTTTTCAAGAAGATTAGCATCTGGGTTATCGCCGTATATTAGTTTAGCGATATATTTTATTGGGCCAACTTCTGCTTCAACCTTACGAACCTCGGCAGCAATTGGTGCTCTTTCTTCGCTAAGGGCGGCAATAGTTTTCTGTTCGGCCGCAATCTCAGATTGAAGGCGGACACGTTCTTTTTGCTGTGCTCTTCGGATCGCAACAGCTTTATCGGCACCCTTTTCATCTTGGCTTCGACCCATAACTTGGTCCACAGCCTCATCCATCTGTTTAATCGCCTTCCGGTTCGCATCTATATTTTCCTTGCTGGTCTTAATCTTTTCATCATAGATAGCAATCTTACTTTGAACATCACCACTGACAATGTTTTGGTCTAAGTGTGCTTTACTTAGGAATCCAAAAATACCCATAGATGTGATCAACATTAAAACGACCACTGCTATAGACATATAGATTTTCATAAACCTAGGGATTGTTTCCCAATAGGCTTTTAACCAACTGGCAGCTACCAATTTAGCAACTTCTAAGGTAGTGCCCATTATAACCACAGGCCAAAAAGCTGCGGCAAATATAGAAGTTAACCCTATAACGCTGTAATAGATAGCTACAGCGGATAAGGTTACACCTGTTAAAAATAGTAATAGGGCAAATGTCATAGAGTAATATTTATTCTATATTGTACCACGACCAATAATTATTCCAGTAGGTATGACAAGCGGCATGAGTCTGTGCTACCCTTTGATCAAAGGCAAATACCACTGTTCTTACATGTTTACAATAGCCCCCAGCTTTGGGTTCTAGTTGTAGAACTTGGCTGTAACCGTGAGCACCGCCGTTAGACCATTTAACTTTTTCATTAACTTCGGCGTATACCATGGCATGCCACTGTGCCATGGAATAGTGTTCCATCTGTTCATCAGTAAAAGTTTTGAACCAACCAAGACTAATAGTAGGAGCTATTCTTAATGTATCTCTGTAAAGAAGTTTTGGAGAATCACTTAATTGCTGTGCTGAACAGAATATTGGAATCACCATTAGGATCTTTACAAACAATAACCGTACGGGGTACATAATTTTTTGGTCCTTTCTGCATATACATTTCTGTGTAACCGCAATTCTTAGCCAATCCGGCTCTAACATCTACTAGTTTTCCTACTACATCATCACTACATGTAGTGACACTTTCGCTAGAAACTTCTTTGCCGTCTTTGACTGTGATCCTTTTATTATTGAAACAGTATTGGTGACCAGTATCAGCAATTTTAGGATTAGAACCACACCCTGTCAAAGCAATTACAATAAACAGCAAAGCAACGACTATCCAAAGATAGTTTTTTACTTTGTAATTGTTCATTACTGTGCCTTTGCGGTTTTAGATTCTGCGATTAGTTGTTCAAAAACACTTTTCTTCATTTCAAGACGCACATAGGTATAGTGACGTCCATTCATAGTAAAGTGACCTTTTTCCGTTTTTACATGTTTACGGATTGATGTATTATCCACTTTGTAAGAAATCAAAGTGCGTGTTGCCTTTTTGTCATCTTTGATATCAATGACAGTTTCAGAGTTAACTATGCCATTGATACGTTTGGCAAAGTTATTCATCGCTATGGCATCCATTTGCTCTTCGGCGGCTTGAGCGAAAAGAGATTCGCCAGCACCACAAGCATATACCATATCTTCTTTCCACCAGAACCAACCTTTAACACCTTCTTGGGCACAGTCCTGATACCACGATGGTTGTGCGTATGTTTTACGATCTGGAATGTCTTTCATAGACGAACAGCCAGTGATAGCTGCTGCCAAAATGCCTACTGCGATTGCCTTTTTCATATGTGCCTTTCTGTGTGTGTGAATTATTACAGTATTAATTATAGCACCGTAGCCAACCAATGTCAACTACGGTGATAACCAATTTATTTGAAAAAGATCAATGCCATCATTGCGGCCTGGACGATAAATCCAAAACCTATAGTTACCAACAGCAAAATATCTTTTTGGACTGCAGCACGGATAAACATCAACGATAAACCGGTCCAAACAAGCAGTACCAAATCGACCCCAGGCAGACGATCTGTTAGTCCTGCCATCACTGCTAATAGGCTAGGCAGTGTTGAAGCATGGAGAACTAATACAGCTAACCAACCCAATGCTTCTGCTGAGATATGACTTAATTTTTCGTTGAAAAAACTTTTAACTGATTCGAGATTAAATTTCCAATCTTTGTTTTCTAACATGATTATATCCGAGACCTTTCTCTATAAAAAATATGATTACCAATTGATCCAATTTTATCTAAATTCCATTTTGGATTCACATAGTTAGCATGATAATACAACGCATCTTTAAGAACGCTTAACCGGAAGTCTTCCAAAAGAACCTTTTTAGCTACTTCATAGCTTTCTTTATAAGCAACTGGATTAACAGGACGTGTTTTATGCCCTGACTCGCAGTACCATGAGAATTGGCACACGACTTTGTCCATGATCACACTCTTTTGGTAAATCACACCGCAAACGTCTTTGGGGAAACTTGGGTGTTTGACTCTGTTAAGGGTCACTTGTGCTACAGCTACTTTACCTTCAAAATTTTCGTAGCCAGCTTCTCTATAGATGTTCATCGCTAAACAATCTAATTGGCGTTCACGTGTTTTGATTGAAATCACATCTTGGCTGTAATAACCATTCTGTGCTTTAAGGGTTGTAAATTTACTAGTGGTTATCATCTGAACTAGATAAACAACCGCAATAAATCCCGCCACATAGGCGATTAGTCTTAATGACTTTTCCATATTGTATCTCCTTTCATTTGGTGTAATACGAACTTCATATTACATTACATTAAGGGAGTAAACTTCACGAGGCTCATTGAAAGAACCCTGGGTTCGTGTAGTTGTCTCCATTGGACGCATGATCTCATAACTCATGTGCCTTTGGAGCCTTGACCGCCCGAATCTCACGGGTTTCTCATAGGCCAAGACTCGCGGATCCTTTTCTGCTTTTGACATACTTTGGACCTACTATCTCAGTTTCTTTGCGAAACGTTTAATATATAGCATACTTTCTCTATTATAGCACAAAAATTGGTAATTATCGACGTTTTTTGGCAATTTTTTTTGAGTATTCCATCAAAACATCATCACCATACGTACTTTTGGCATTGTTGACCCAATGAGTAACCAATCTCACATTGCCTTTAATATAACCTTTGGTGTTATCTATCCTATCAATGCTTAATCGATTTGGATTTTTACACTCTCTAGTACCTGATTGGAATTCCATCTCTACGCCACTGATAGCACATTTTCCTTTTTGTTCCCAATAAAGAGCTACAAGATATTCACGATCTAAGTTATGATTGAAGCCGTGCTTGAGTGCTCGCTTTCTACTGTCTGAAATAATATTAACAGACATCCACGGCCCTGGATCATTATAAGCATTTGTCAAAGCACGATGCCTATATCGTTCTCTATTATCCATATCTATTGGTTCTCCGTATTTTTCAAAAAATGTCATATTACCTCCTCATTGTAGCAATATCAATTGCTTCTTCGTCGGAAAAAATTGGCACAGCATTGGACTTATGCATAGTACCAATGCCTTTGATCATAGTGCCAGTATATACTTTATTTGGAGACTTAAGGCAAGGTGCCATATTGGTAGGGTCCAAACTAGGTATATGCGGAGTCTCTCGACGATATGCTTCTTCGCGAGGTTTATATGTTTCGGATTTGGATTTCTTTTTTGGAGATGAAGTAATGTTATGTCGTTTTAAAAGGTCTTGCCAAGCCTCTGCTTGCTCACGAGCCTTTCTAGCATGTTCTGCCGAAGCAAACTTCTTTTTGCCTTTTTTCTTGCCCGTAGTTGACAGCCACGGACCTTCTAAATGCATACTCAAAATAAATCTCCAAAAGTATTAACAGTACATAGTATACTATTTCTCCCGGAGATTGTCAATCACTTAGTTTGAGCAGCTAACTCTTTGTAACCTGCCCAACTTGGATGGACGCCGTCTTTTTGTAGTCGTGTTATTGGCAAAACTACATCGCCAAATTCAGCCGCTACCTTTATAACAATTTCTTGAATATTGGGTTTGATAGCTGGCAAAATCCAATAAACACGATCTGCTTTAGTAAGTGTTCTAATGGTTCGTATTTCACTTTCCGTTTTTACATATTTGTGATCGTTTGATCCCAAACTGATAATAACAGTTTTGGCAACGTAAGGACTTTTACCTACGTTTGAGTTCAACCATTGGTAACTGTTGATGCCGCCTTTGGAATATGAAACACATTCTTGTCGCACCTGGGCTGTGCCTACAGCAATACTGTCACCCATAATTAAACAATCTAACATTATTCCTCCGAAAATTTCAATCATAGATATAGTATATTACCTTTTGAAATTTAAGTCAAGAGAAAGCCCACCGAAGTGGGCTAGGTCTTTATTATCGATTCATCACGTACATAGTGATTTCGAATCCGTAACGCATTTCAACTGCTTCTGGTGTTGTCCACATAATCGTACTCCTTTTAATAAAAACATACTGCACTAGTATGTATCGTTATTATATGACAGAATCACCATAAAACACATAGTGAATATCATTAAAAGAAGTTAGCGATTTTAGCTATTCAACACTTTGGCTACTGAGTTCATAACACTGGCAATGCGACCAATGTCACGAAGCTGTTCAACTGTGTAGCCTTCTTGCTTGAGTGTTTCGTAATGTGCTTTCACACAGAAGTGACACTTGCCAACAATACTAGCGGCTAAACTGAATGCTTCAAAGTTTGACTTGGTAGTTCCGCCATGGCTAGCAATGGCGTTCATACGTAGACCTGCCGGCAATCCCTTTAGTGCTGGATCGTCAGCCATCTCAACAAATGGGTACCACACATTGTTCTGTGCCATAATGCTTGCGGCTGTCATTGCTGAGTCTGCGTGAACCGGAGCATCAGCTAGTAATACAGCCAGTACCTTTCCGTTACCAGTTGCGGCTAATGCGGCTACGGCACAACCCATGGCCACATCAGCATCCAATGTACTACGCAAAAGAACAGCATCAAGATTTAACTTAGTGTCCTTTGCGTAGTCTGGCAACGCTTCTTTGATGGCGTCAATGAATGCCATTATAGAGTCTCTCCGCCTACTGTACGGTTACAAGCACATAGTTCGCCAGTTTGAAGTGCGTCTAACACACGCAGAGTTTCTTCTGGTGAGCGACCGACGTTCAAGTTGTTGACAGTCACGTGTTGGATAACGTTCTCTGGGTCAATGATGAATGTAGCACGTAATGCCGCACCCGCCGGAGCATAGAATATACCAAGCTGGTTAATTAGGCTTAGGTCTTCCATAGTGTCATTATTCCAACGCTGTGTATCAGCGAATTGAAAGTGTTTGATATTTTTTAAATCAGGGTGGGCATTTTGCCAGCTGACTTTACAAAACTCGTTGTCTGTGCTACCTGTAAGTAGAACAGCATCGCGGTCTTCAAAATCCTTAGACAATTTGTCGTAGGCAACGATTTCTGTTGGGCACACAAATGTAAAATCTTTTGGATAGTAAACAACTACTTTCCATTTACCTTCAAAAGATTTTTCTGTGATGTCAAAAAAAGCATCACTGGGCTGACCAGGTTTAACACCTGTTACTGCAAATTTTTCTAGTTTATCGCCAACTGTTTTCATATCTTCTCCTTAGTGTGTGTTTTGAAAACTTAACAACCTATGTTGTATGTGTAAATTATATATCCTATTAGAATACAAAATCAATAGATTTTTCCTAAATATTTTTTAATGATGCTTATAGGAAATTTCAATACTGAGTGTTTGTATAGGACAAGTATATAACAAATATATTGGATCAGTGAAGGGAATGTGGGTTATAAATATTTCATGAAGATAGAAATACTTTTTGAAAATTCAAATTTAGTTACGGTAGAGTTGTTTGATAATCCCGGCATACGAAAATGGTTTGAATTTTCAAAAACTTTAGATTACAAATTTAAAAAATCATTCTTAAGAAGATCTGGACTGATTGGTAATAACAAGAATCCTGCCGAATGGGAAAATGTCCTACAGGCATTTGAAAATTTAAAAGCTATTGAATATAAAATACCGTTTGAAATTTCTCCCAATTTTAACTATGATCAAAAGGTCTTAAATCAAATACACAGATTTTTCACTTATAACTGTATGTGGTGGGAATTTCGTAATCATCAACCTAATCCATTTGATCCCAATTTTCATCCGCCGCCGTTTATTAAAAAATTTAAAGATTGGTTAGCATTAATTGATCCTATAAACGATGCTGTACATAAGTTAGAAAATGTTGTACACCCAAATAAAAATAAATTCCTGTTCGATATATTGCCTTTGGAATTTTTAGATTTTGAAACAGACGCAAGTTCTTTAAATTTCCTAGAATTTACCAAAGAAGAACAACAACAAAATTTTAACTTTATGCAGACTGAAGGTCCAGTTGCTATATTAAATCAATCTATATTAGGTAAAAGTTTTTTACAATCATTTTTTGACAATGATTACCCAAGAGAGCTTGACTGTACAGGACGGTTAGGTTCATTTGGGGGGTTTTGTATCGATGTTAACGAAAATAGAAAAAAAATTTATCAGCACCCTGAGTTTATCAAATGGTTAAAAACTTATAATATTGATCCGAAGACTGTGCCCTACGAATTTGCCATTGGACAAGTTAAGTTTAGTGGCCCGGTGTCGAACAACAGATTTGTAGCAATAAAATTTATAGAATAAAAAACCCGCCGAAGCGGGTTCTGAGTTTCTGTTACGAGGTATGTCTTACCCTAAGCAGTGTTTAGGCTGCTAATGCGAACTGTTCGTCGTTTGCGTTTACGTTGTTTTGCTTTTTACGTCTACTCCTGACGTGCTGTCCACTCTGTTACTCTTTGCCCTGTCGAAACCAATGTCAGGCCCATCATAAAAGAACTAGAGCAAATACTACAAGAACAACAACTACGCCTATTCCTACGTTAGTTAGATCGTCATTCATGCTAATCTCCTTTATGGTGGACCTGGCGGGGGTCGAACCCGCGTCCAGAACACTTTTCTCTTTGCTTCATACAGCAATAACTTATATTTAATACTCTTTTTTAGATTTTGTCAACTATATGTATAAAGTGTTCAATTTGCCGCCTAGATTACCTTTGGGGAATACATTAAATGCTAGACTATAACGGACGATATTGGAATGATTTTCGCCTACTCCGTGATACAGATGGCTAGGAAACATTATTAATTCGTTTACTTTAGGATAGATGCCCCATCCGTCAGCGTTGAATATGTTTAACCTACTTTGGTCTTCGTGTGTTTGATAATTGAATTCAATGTCTATAACATTAGGCCAAAGATTATAGTAACTTTTATCTTTTTCAAATACAATAGCACCGCTTTGTTGATCAACATCGATATAGTACACACCGCTGATCAAACTATTTGAATGTCTGTGGGTGCCGGCAAAGTCTGTTTGGCCGTGCCTATTGACCCAACTGTTTTGTATTTCAAATTTAACTTCACGTGAACAATCTAGCACTTCGTAGACAAAATGTTCTATGCCTTTTACAATGCGTTCTTTTAGAAAGGTTAGCTCTGGCTTTTCTAAAACATATTTGTCTTTGGTGTAGTCACCGTTGTCAGCTGGCATTCTTTCATATTCTAGATTTAGAATAAATTCATGTTCTAGAGAAGTTAATTTAGCCAGTTGGGTTTGGTATAAGGGAATAGCAAATAACGGAGTGACTTGATAATTCATAGAGTCAATTCGCTGTTGCCGCCTTCACCAATTATGCCTCTAGGAAAAACATTGAAAGCTAGACTATAGCGATCTTCAGTTGATAGATTATCCATAACACTATGATTTAATATTGATGGAAATAACAGTAGATCGTTATTTTTTGGATTAATAGCACAGTCAGTGTTATATTCTGTAGTCTTATCAAAGTCTATACAGAATGTGTCACGCCATAGATTGTTATGTGAGCGTTCTTTGTGAAAACCAATAGCTCCAGACCTAGGATTGGTCTTTAGGTAATATACTCCGCTGACCATGCTGTTGCTGTGCCAATGCATTGAGTGATATCCACCAGGCAATGATTTATTCAACCAACTAGTGGTTATTAGCCACTGTTGTTTTCTAGTCACGCCCAACACCTCGTAGACATATTCATCGACTTTTTCTTGTATCTGTTTTTTAAGATTGGCAAATTGTGGTTGATCTAACAAATGTCTTTTAGGTGTTTCTAAGTGTGTAGGGTCAGAATCATTGAAGTTACTAAACTCTGAATTGATCAATATCTTTTCTATTATCGGATCAGGTCCTTTGATTGAAGTCTGATACAACGGAATAGGAAACAGATTGTGCATTTTGTAGGTCATCTGAACCAACCTACCTTTTCTCCGCTGTCTAATCTACGTTGATGCTCTTCTACGCTGCCTGGAAATCTCCAAGCCCATGTAGCTACCAGTGCCATGAATACTGCTGTACTGAATATACCTATAAGTTTAACACCTGTGAAGTACATAATAATTAGGCTAGTTGACATCATAGCTATCATAAAAAATTTCATCTTAGTTGGGAATACACGTTTGGTATTCCAGTTAGTCAAGAATGGGCCAAACAGCGGATGATTATAAATCCATCTATGCATACGTTCGCTGCCTTTGCTAAAACAGTATGCGGCAAACACCACAAAAGGACTATAGGGTATGCCAGGAGTTATAACTCCAATGTAGGCCATTCCTAGACTTAGGAAACCTAATATGTTCCAAAATAATTTTTTCATTAATCACCTACGCAAACGTCTTGAAATCCTGTCTGTATAGCAGGACCTTGTGCTGTAAGATCGGATTCTCTAGCTATGCCTTTACCGTTGACTAGTACGCTACGAGAAGAAGTTACTACAGCATTCCCAAACGCTGTGATAGAACCTTCAAAGGCTATTCCATTGAAGTCCATAATGACGTCTAATGAACCAGAAACCAGTACAGATTCTGCTGCGTCGTTTTGTATTCTAGCTGCGGCTTTACCAGTCATAATTAAGTGTACCTAGTATCTGATTGGGCCCTAAGTACTGTCGCTTCACTTTGAACTACTGTACCTTCTTTATCTGCAGAACGTGCTACAAATGCTGATTTAAATCTATTAAATATTTCACCCGGCTTAAGATCTAAACCAGTGATAAAATCAGTGGCAGCAGTAATAGCTCTATTGGCCTGTGTTGTTACAAATCCAGTAGCTGAAGCTTGAGCAGCAACGTTACCTGCGTCTTGTAATACTGATTCTAATGTAGTTATAAAATCAGCGTTAGATACAGTAACTTCTGGAAGGTTATTTCTTTTTAGTGCTGCCTGCGTTGCAGCTTTATCAAAAGCATTTTTCTTCATCTGGTCAGCTGTAAGAATAAACTGCGTAGCAACACCGGTATTCAATGTTGAAGCAACGCCACTTAAATGGTTAGAAATCTGTTGGAGTCCTGCTCCAGTTTGATCAACCATTTTTTTATCTATGTCTTTTAGTAAACCATTAATGGCTTTTAAGTTATCGGCAGTAGCCTTAGCAACAGAATTTATGCTGTTAGGTACTGATGTCGCTCCAAAACATTGTTCAATGGTATCATCTAGATAGGTAACTGCATTTGTCAATTGATCCATCTTGGTAAAAAGTGTATTAAGGTCATTAGTATAATCAACAACGGTGAATGTACCCGCTCCGCCTGTGGCCCCCATCGTGGTTGTAAGTCTTTCTCCCATCTATTTCTCCTAAATCTTACTATTATTTACACCAGTTTGATTCCGGTGGTACTTTGAATGAATTGATCAGCAAATGATTTATCAGTGGCTTCTGCCATTACTACTGTGTTTTTTAACAGTTTGATTTCTTTGTCTGGATTAACGGTAAACAGATAGGGCATTAGTCCTGGGCCTTGTTGTCCCATGCCTAAAACCATAGGTCGTTTTAACTTATAATAAGTAGCTGTTTCTTCTACCAAAGTAGCTACGATTTCTTCGCCGCTGGTAAGTTTTAATGTTATTACTTCACCTGCCGTAACACCTTTATCAATTAGCATTTGTTAACCTTTTCTTTAGTTCTGTAAATCCGCCCACTAACTCTTCTCCTAGAAAAATCTGTGGCACAGTCCTTGCTGTTGGTACAGCTTCTAGCAAATCTTCTTTAGTGAATCCGTCGCCAATTTTCTTCTCTTCAAATTGGATACCCTTTGCTGTTAACAATGCCTTGGCTTGATCGCAGTAGGGGCAGTTGTACTTACTCCATACAATAGCTTTCATAAAATTTCCTTAAATTGTTGGTAATTCTTCGTAATCAATTTTGTCACTCATGACTCCGATTACATAGTTGGTTGATTCGTTTTCTTGTAACGCAGTTTGTTTTTTGCTGGTATCGCTGTGTTTATTGAACCACGGTATTGGTGTAGTTTTTGGAGCAGGAGAATGATATTTGATACCGACCTCTTTGAGAGCATTAACAGCGGTATAGTCAACAAAGTCTTTGAGAATGGCAGCGTTCAAACCAATCACAGGACCTTTCTTAAACAAATAGTCAGCCCATTCTTTTTCTTCGCGTATAACATCCATGTATAGATTATATACTTCTTGTTCGCATTCTTGTTTAGCTTTAGCGAATCTTGGATCTTCTTTGATTACCTGATTAATCAAAAACGCAGTCCAACCCTTGTGTAATAATTCGTCTTGTAAGATTAGGCTAATAATGTTGCCGTTGCCAATAAAGATCTTGTTTTCTACCATTGCTAGGCTTGTGGCAAATGATACCATAAAGCGGAACGCTTCTAATGCGTAACTTGCGTGTAAGGCCATCCAAATAGCCTTGATATGTTCTTCTTCGGTGATTTTTTCGCCTAGCTCTTTGCGACAATTAATAAGATGTAGTTGGTCATAGTAACTGCCAACACTTGACGCCATATCTACAATTTCTTTAGTGTCGTGAATGGTGTTAAACACTTCTTTAGGCACATTATAAATGTTACGGATAATGTGACTGTAACTACGACTGTGAATATTAGTTTCAAAGAATGTCCAGTTGTAGATTAATGCTTCGATTTCAGGTAAGCTGACTACTGGAGCAAACACTTGACTAGGCCCACGCCCTTGTAAACTATCTAGTGCTGTTTGACGTAACAAGTTACTAGTGAAGATATGTTTGACAGCATCACTGGCATCTTTAAAGTCGTTGGCATCTTTGCTTAGACTAATTTCTTCCGGCACCCAATAAAAGCCACGTGCTGTTTTTTCAAAATCAGAAATTTTATTATATTTTACTTCTTCAAATCTCTGAACAGTTACAGGGCCGGCTGGATCTAGGAACATCTTGCGATGTAAGTAATCTGTCTTTATGTGTAGATTGTATTGTTGTTTGCTCATTTGTATTTTCCTGAAGCAAGAACTATCTTGCAAATGTGTTCTAATCTTTCTATATGTTCGTATGCTCGCCACGGAGTACTATCGATAGCAACTACTCCATGACCTTTGATACCTACAATGTCGTAGGCAATATTTCCGTCTTTATCTAACTTTAAATTACGATGGCACTGGTCACCTAGTTCTTGACTAATAGGAGGTACATCGCCAACATTAGGTGCTACCTTGGTATATCTGCTGAGTTCTGGAAAATCATTTACTACGGTACTTAAATCAATTCCAGCATGCATTGCGGCTACACAATACGTAGGATGAACGTGTACTACAACACGGACATCGTCTTTGTGCTGACCTAATTCTTTTTGTAGGCCAAAGTGTAAAGGCATCTCGCCGCTGGGTTCAAGATTGCCACTTAGGTCAGTTTGTTCAATAACTTCCCAGTTATAATTAAAAACACCAGTACCTACTCCGCTGTTAATTGTTTTCCAGATTTTAATTTTTTTAAACATTTCTGGCTGCATGTTTTGTTTACGTACACCACTAGGGGTAACATAAAAATGATCACGATCGTGGTGACGAATACTGATGTTACCATCTCTACTGGTGATCCAATTACGCTTATAAGCGTCTACTAAAATATCGCAGCAAGTTTCTAACATTATAGTTTACAGCTTTCGCAGTCCTCTTCAATAAATTCTTCTGTTGCTTGTCCTGGTTGTGGCGGTAATTCTTCTGCTACTGCTTTAGCACCTGCCTTATTGATTAGGCTGTAGTAGAATGTTTTCAATCCCCACATATGAGCCTGCATTAGGTTCTTAGCAATCAATGTAGTTGGAACTTTACGATCCGCAAAGTGTGCTGGATTATAGAATGTGTTTGTACTAATTGATTGATCAACATAAGCAGCTAATACTGCTGCGGTTTTAATATAACCATCACAGTCTTTCTGTTCCCACATCAATTGATATTTGTTTTTCAACCTTTGGTATTCAGGTACTACTTGTGTAAAGGAACCGGCTTTGCTTTCTTTAGTAGAGATCAAACTCATAGGCAATTCAATACCGTTAGTACTGTTAATAACAACAGAGCTTGACTCCACAGGAGCAATAGCCATAAGAGTGGCATTTCGTACTCCATGTTCTTTCATCTCCTTGCGTAATATCTCCCAATCAAGTTCAGGAGTAAAGTCGGCTAACTCGTTGACTCCGTGGGCACGTGACTCCCAAGGGAATGTGCCTTGGCCGTATCGGGTATGTGAGCTATGCTGACAAGCACCTCTTTCTTTGGCCAGCTCAACTGTTGCTTCTGTTAGGTAATAGGCCTGATGCTCCATCCATGTTTTAACTTCTTGTAGAGCATCTTTTTCTCCATAACGTAAACTACGTTTGGCGTGCCAGTAGGCTAGATTTGTAACTCCAATGCCTAATGGCTGTATCTCATCGTTACTGAGTTTGCTCTGTATCGACAAGAAGTCTTGGTAGTCAAGGATGTTACACAGGCTACGCTGTAGAACCCTACAGGCTCTACGCATGTCCTCTGGATTTCGGAACGATCCCCAGTTGATAGATCCCAGTGTACATAACGCTATGCGACCACTATCGTCGTCGAGTCGTTTAAAGGGACGTGTGGGTAATAGGATCTCACAGCACAAGTTACTCTGATATATCGTATGATATTCAGGATCAAAGGGTCCTTGATTCATTACATTATCAATAAACACCAAATAGATGCGACCTGTGTCTGTGCGTTCTTTCAGTATACCACCCTTGAAAACTTCTTCGGCACTGATGACTTTCTTTCGAAGATCTTTACGTTTTTCATATTTTACATACAGCTCTTCAAATCGATCAGTGTTCTGATAAAATGCTTCATATAAATCTGGTACTTCGTTTGGATCAAAGAAAGTTATGTTTTCTTTGTTTTTAAATCTTCTCCAGAACATAGCGTTAAGCACAACCCCATAATCCATATGACGGACTCGGGTTTCTTCTGTTCCTTGGTTGTTCTTAAGTACAATAAGGTCATCAAACTGATGATGCCAAATAGGATAGAATACAGTAG